GTTCGGTAAACTTCTCTTTGCTGCCAGAGTCTTTAATTCTTTCAAATTTGAAACCAAAAAGTTCAGCCATAATATCTCCTACTTGTTAATTAGTATTTAGTAGGTTAGAAACTAACGCCTGATGGCTCAAAATGCTGATATCTCCAAGTGATTTCAAATGTTTCAATTTCAGTTGCTTCTGCAGAACTTAAATCAATCTGACCTATAGTTACTGGGAATGAATTTCTAAAAATATAACTTTTTAGAACTGTGTCATCTCTATCCAACTGTTCTACTGTTAAGTCTGTTTGATAATCAGATGGAGCAACAAGTCCAGTATTGTCAACGTAACTATTAATCCCATTCTGCCATAGTTCCATAGCATTTCTTATCATAAAGTCTGTGTCATTATATACTGTAACAGACCATTGTTCTGGTGCTGGTCTATCACCTGTGATATAAATGTTTCTACCTCTGAATGGAACTGCAATTTCTTGTAAATTTGACGCAGGTAGATTTGATGCGGTTACAAGAAATGAAGTCCTACGAACATCTAGTCCGATTGCAATGCCAGGAGGTGGTGTCAATGTTACTCTAAATTGGTTGGCTCTTGCACCACCACCAATTAGATTAGCTTTAAAATCATCTATGTTTCCCATTATTAGCCTCCTACCTCTGTAAAGCTCACCCCAGTTCTTACTGCGATAAAGTTAAGTGTTATGAAGTTGATAGACCTTGCTGGTTTAATGAAGATGTCTGCAACAAATTCGTTTCTGTCGATAACTTCTCCAGTATTATTTGTTGCATCGGCAACGACAGAAAAATCTGTGATACCTCGTCTACCTTGAATATCTCTCAAGAAAGGCTCGACTAAATTTCTAAACTGTGCTCTTGTAAATTCATCATTGAACTCAAAGAGTTGAAACTTAGCTGCAGTTGCAATTGCTTTTTCTAGTAATAAGAATAATCGTCTTACATTTATTCTATCAAATGCACTTGGTTTACTTAGTGCAGTCTTATCACCAAAAAGAACTACGCCTTGGCCAGGAAAGTTTACAACTGGATTAATTCTTGCACGATATAGTTGGTCTCTTTCAGCTTTTGTTGGATTATAAGATAACTTAACAGCACCTCTTACATTTCCTCTATTGAAACCTGCAGGTGAAAAGAAACTATCTGCAACTTGGTCTGTGAAAGCACAAAGACCAGCTGTATCTCCGTTTAGTGGCACAAATCTAAATACATCATTGTACTTGTCAAACATATACTTATATCCACTATCAAATACGACATAAGAAGATGATGGACATAAATCAAAAGCTGTTATAACATTTTGAGTTGCGGTTGAAGAAAGTGAAACTCCAACTGTGGCAGAACGAAAAGGTGATACGAAAGCAACACAATCTCTCCTCTTTTCCACTAATGCAGTTAACATTGTTACATGAGTATCTTGAGCTGTATTTGTATCTCCAACAATACTTGATGAACCACCTAAAACTAGGTTGATGTCTAGTGATTCTGTATCCTCAAACTTATCATATGCTTTTTCAATCTCTCCAGCTGTTGTAGAGTAATCATCTGTTCCACCACTTAACTCATCTATTGTTATTGGAATAACATCTGTGTATGTTGATGTTGTATCTGTCCCCCAGTTAGAACCAGCTGAGATATGGTCTGTCCAGTAGATAAATGTTGATTGATTGAAAATTACGTTTGGATAGTAATTTGTACTACCTTGAGCTGTTTTTGCATTTGGATTTTTTGACATTCTTGCAAATGTTTCAATTACTGAAGAAGTTCTTTGTCCAGCAACTCCGTTGTCAAATCCTGTAATATCTCCTGTGGTATCGTAAACCACGACATGCAATTCATCATTACTACCACGCCCATTTGCAGTAGCCCAAGCTGATGTGCCAGGGGCACCATCAAACAAGTCATAGAAACCCCAACGCCTTTTAATATATGAGTTATCTGGAATGATGTTTTGAACTCCAGCACCATTTGGGTCATCTTTTAAACGAACTGTTAATACATTTGAACTGGTGTCAATCGCAGTAACTTCATATTCATTAAACTCATCAACTGGTGTAGTACCTGCAGAGTCTGAGAAAAATGAAATCAAGTCACCAATATTAAATGCAGAACCTGATGCATCTACATCATCAACTGCAATTGATGTTGCACCAACTGCATCTTCACCAACTGTTAAAAGACTTGCACCTAAAACTTGCTCATATGCAGTTGAACTTGCACAAATCTGAACACCGATTGAGTTACCCCAAGTTCCTGCTGTTCTTGCAGTCCACTCTCCATGTGAACCTTGACCTGTATCAAATGATGCCTGATAATGGTCATCATCTCTAATTAATACACCAGAGTTTGCACCAGCATTTAATACCGCACTCTCTGCTCTTACGACTTTTAAATTATCTGCATACTGCAAAAAGTTAGCTGCAGTGAAAAATGTTTCAAACTGATTACCTGTATTTTGTGGCTTACCGAATATCTTTAACAGTTCTTCTTCAGATGTAACAGTTACAATAGAAGATACTGGGCCTTTTTGGAATGCACCTGCGATAGCACCAATAGAGGTTGCAACGGCAGGAACTACATTCGTTAAATCTATCTCTCTGACATTGACGCCAGGCGAAACTAAAAATGACATGATTTTTGCTCCTTAATCTTAGAGTACTCTCTTTATTTCCTTTTATTTATAAAAATCAAGTTTCTAAAAACACACTTTTATATGTAACAAAACCTATAAATAACTATATGACAACACATTATGAAAAGTATAAAGAAACTATCAAAAAAGTTGCTCGTAGGAATTACAAAAAAAGAGTGGCTTGGTTAAACAATCATCTACAAAATGAATCTTGTGTTCATTGTGGAGAGAGTGAAACTGTAACTCTTAAATTATATCCCCATGATGTAGAGATAAGAAAACAAGCTAAAAGAGTTGGAACTAATGATGAAAGTAGAAAAGATGTTTACAAATTAATGAATCAATGTAAAGTTGTCTGTGCTAATTGTTGGATAAAACTTGACAACGATTTAATTGAATTTCTTTAATTATTGTGCTTCTCTCTTTATCTGTGTAAATTGTCCAATCTCTAATCTGGTCTTGTGTTCTACCACACCCTACACAAATGCTATCTATAAGTTTGCAGATTTTAACACAAGGAGTTTCCATTACCAGTTAGAATCATATTTTCTGATAACTGGTGCCCACCTTGTTCCATATTCATCTACGGCTGTTCCTATGTTTTCATCTTCTAATCCGTTGACTACAAATCCAAATGGTGCCATATCTTGTTCAAGTTGGTCTTGTTGTTCCATATACATCTGTTGTCTTATATCATTGTCTGTCAACTCTTTAAAATAAGTCTGGTCTGTTACCCAACCAAAAATAAATAAACACGCAACCATATCATCATTACAACCATCATCTGCTTCAAAAGATGAACCTTTTACAATAAATGTGGAAAGTTCGTTTATAGTATCAAAATCCTCTACAATTAGTTTATTATCCTCTATGAGTTGTTTTAGATTAGAACACCCTATCTTTTTTACAGCCTTTGTTGTCCTTACTCCAAGTTGAGCTCTACCTCCAGAGAAACCACCACCAAGTATCTGACCAGCACGACCTCTCATAGACGCCATAATTAAATTATCATACTCCATATCATATTGTAGTGCATTTGCAACTTGTTCTCCAATATCATTTACCTCTACCAATACGAATGCTTGATTATATGCTTTGGCTATCTGATATATTTTTTGTGGGAATAGTAATGGTTTTATTTCGTTATCTCTAAATTTTGCAACTATTTTGTAGGGCACACTTGTTACATCAAAAACAATAAATGCAGAATAATCATTTTTTGTACCCCTAGATACGTCAGCTGTAATTAAATATGTATTACCCTCTTTTGGATTCTCATACAAATCAACACCAGCATTAGATTGTATCGGTGTTCTGTATGTCAATCTTCTTAATGTTGATGGAGATATAAGTGTATCAATAGAACCTAAAAACTCACACTCAAATTCAGTATTAAATTGTTGTTCACTCGTGTTTGCAATAGTTTCTTTTTTCCATTTTTCATCACGCCCTGGCACCTCACTCCAATGAACTTCTATTGGTATATAACTATTTCTTTGCTCCTCTGCATCTGTCCATATTTTATAAAACATATTCATACCATGCGGTGTTGATACGATAATCACTTTTGTAGATTTACCAGACGATATTGTTGGATAAACAGAACTAAAAAATTGTTCTGCAACATTTGACGGCACGTATGCAAATTCATCTAAAAATATAATATTATAACTACCACCTCTAACTGCACTAGCAGAAGTTGATGATGCTAATATCTTAGAACCATTTTCTAACTCTAGTGAACCTTTGTTCCATGACATAACTCCTTGTTGCAACCACTTTGGCATATGTTCATATGCAAGTTGTAATCTACCTAATAAATCTCTAGCAGTGGCTGCTTTGTTTGCAAGTATTGCAATATTAACACTTGGATTAAATAATGCATAGTGTAGTAGATAAGATATCATAGTTGTGGATTTACCAGATTGTCTAGGTAATTTACAAATAGTAAAACGATTTTTGTGAAAAGTTCCCACCATCTCTTTTTGAAATGGATACATTTTAAAAGGTATCAAACCCTCATCAAGTGATACAATTTTTACATAAGTCTGTATGAAGTACAGAGGGTCTTCCATACATCGCTTATACTCAAGTAATTGTTTTTTAGTCCACTCTTGTTGAACATTAGCTTTCTTGAGGTTAGGATTTCCAAGATATGTAACATCACTCATCACTCTTACCTTTTAGCATCTTTTGAAGTTCAGCAGTCGAACCAACAAACAATGCATTAGTAACATTCTTGGGTGCAGTATTAGGTACTTCTTTAAGTTTTCGCATTTTCTCTTGTAAATCACCCAACTTCTCCGTTACCTCAGCTACTTGTTTAATAAGATTACCAGCAACCTCATAAGTTCTGGGGTGGTC